ATTTTTATTATCCAGAATAAAATAAGGTTTATTTTTCATTTTGGCTATTCGTACTTTATTCGCAGACATCCATTTTGTAAAATTTGTTGGCAGATTAGTAACAGGCTTAACATTTACCACTTTCCCATTTAATCTATCAATAAAATCCTTTTTATTCATTCTTACAGGGGTAACATTACACATACATTGCGGATGCCAGCCTGGAAATATAAAATCTTTAGGATATCTGCCAGCTAACTCATCACACATATCCGGTCTGGGATGCTGCGCTGAAAGATTAATATCAAAACCAAGTATAAAATCCTGCTTTTTCCAACGTTCATGATCGGACATTCGATAAGCACTATTAACTTCCGTTCTACTTACCCTCAAAGCATTTTTATAAGATGATCGGTAAACACCTCGCCCAGGATGAAATTTTTTAGCTGCATTACTTAACCGGAGTTTTCCTTCCGTATCTCTGACACGCCTGAATAGATCATCTGGTCGTTTTAAATATTTTTGAGTATCCTTAGCAATATCACTTGCACTTTTCCCATCTTCTATACCAATTAATAAATTGGCTTCCAGTTCATCTCTGAACCTATTACTTGTTTTCCAAATCCGATCTGATAAAGTCCTTGTATTGTGTTTCCGGCTTATAAAAGCATTCATTGCTTTCGTATTCCGGTCCATCATAAATTTCTTAGTAGATTTAAATCCCTTTAATCCTTTAAAATAATGTTCAACATAGTCATCATTCAGTTCATTACCTAAATCCCAGGCTGATTGCATACCACCAGAAACATTTTCATACAATTCCGTTTTAAATTTACCCATCATTTCAGTCAAATCCTTATTCAATTTAGGATGAGATTTAAATAAAAAACCTTCTTGCTGACGCACTATCGGCGAATTACCAAATTTTTGAGTAAATTCCTTTGAAACACGAATAAAGGCAGAACGCATCGCTGCTTCCTGCCTCATTCGCATCCTTATTAATTTCCTTCGATATGTTTGTTCAACACTCACAATTCATAACTTTCACCGCTCATTGCTTTCACCGCCTCCTCATCAATACGTTCTATTTCCTTATCAGCATTTTCAACCAACGGATTCAATTCTACACCACGCTTTTGAGACATTACTTTTTCACCACCTGCACCTGATACCAAAGCAGTAATTGTTTCAGTAATATTTTCAGGCAAATAAGGATTCATGATAGGAACAATATTCATTTTCTTATAAGCATCTTCTAAACCATAAAGCATTGCAACCATCCTACTGATAATATTTATCCTGCGCTGAATACCTATACCAAACAATTCCCATTTAGTCCTTGCTTTCATGTGAGGATCAGAAAACAATAATTTAATAACTGCATTTTGATTATAACCTAACGCTTTCATTTTTGAAAAACTGATATTTGGAAGTTGCAACCCACTAAATATCAAATCCTCATTATTTTCAAATTCAAACTTAACAGCATCCGGTGCATTATCCCACGTCAAATAACGTATCTCCGCTCCCTCACCACTCAAAGTAATTATTTTTCCTGTTTCTCCTTTGTCTGCAAAACCTTTAACATCTCCTTTAACCACTACCATTGGAGAGGAAAAATAATCATTGGTATCACAAAAATTTGAAACAAGTATCTCCTGCCTATCACAGATAGTTTGAGTATCACTCCATTCAGGCACATTCTGTCTATAATAAACATCAGGTATTTTTTTAAGAACATTTCCTTTTGGATTCTCCTTCAAGGTATCATCCAGTTCAAGTCCCGATTCACCTTTTACAAACCAATAAGTATATTCTTTTGTAAAAACATCTATTCTGGTTATATTTTTATCATCTTCATCTTTAATGATATACTCTCTGCAAAATGCAATCAAATCTCCCTTATCATCAAAATAAGGATACAAACCATCACCCAAGCCAGGTGAAAAAATCATAACTTTAAATTTGTATTCTTCCTCCACAAATTCATCTTCATTTTTAGTAGTGTACCAATATTCCGCAACTTCCATTTCTGACAATAACCGCCTCAACACTTCCCTGTTAACAAAATTCAATTTAGTATCATGCCAAACTTTTTTTACTTTATTAAACAGTTCCTTTTGTTTATCATCCTTTTCATCATCATACTCAGGAACAAGTCTAATATCATTTCCCAGCATCAAACCAATCATTCTTTCAACAATCAATTTCTGATAAGGAATACCTATCCTTGCTACCGGTTGCAAATCAGTATCATATAACGGACCAGTCTTACCTTCACCCCGGTATCTTTTTATCAGCTTATCCGGTCTTTTTTTAGTATCAAAAATATCATGTTTCGTTACATCATACTGTTTTTCAACATCACTTGGCTTTACATCAAAATTTTCTTTTTGATTTTTGATCCTTTTAATAGCCTCCTGTGGATCACTAATTAATAATTCTGAAAAATCCATAATTTTCTTTTTTAATGAAACATCCCGCTTAAATCACTCAAACTACTCATCCTCTCAATAGATGGATAAAAAGTATTAGCTAACGCATCAGCCTTATCCGGAGACCTGCCAATACGTTTAACAATTTCATCTTTCGATTCTATTTGTATCTTTCCATTTGACTGAAATTGATACTCAATAGATGTTAATTCTTCCATCAACTCATCATCTGGCGGTAAACAAGCCTTAGAATCAAATGCAGGGTTCAGCCAATCCCTAATACACCAATATAAAAAAGCACGCATATTAACAAACTCATAGCCTTCTGTTTTATCCTTCATACCCTGCGCACTCTCTGAAAACTTACATGAAACAGCACCACCAACTCCCTGTTCTTCTAATCTTGAATAAACACCTGCTCCTTCTCCGATAGTATCAATAATAGAAATAGCCCCATATTCACCTTCCAGAATATTTTTAATCCTTCCGGCTGTTACCATATGACTACTTTTTGCATATACATCAAACGTAAACACTATCTCATCTTTTCTTTTACAAAAAACCGTCATATTCCTGCCCATTCCGGCAACATCAACACCCATTTTCAATCTCCCGGTTATTTTCCAACCCTGCTCCATTTGAAGTTTATATCTTTCCTGTGCTGCTTCAACCCATGAAATAGGTATCAACTGTTCTTCACTTTCTTTAGGAAACTCTCCCAAAACTTTAATCCTGAATAAATCACTTGGTCTGTACCATTCACCATTCCATTCAAAATCCAATTCCGCCTTATTTATTTCATCTTTTGAAATTTTATATGCCCATCCCGGCTTTTTCACTTTCTCATCTATCCAATCATAATCTACTTGTCCAGGAATATATTTATCCTTCATTTCCTGCTCCGTAATTTTTCCTTCTATAAATAATTTCCTATTAACTACATTCGGAGCATTCAAACAATTCAAAACAAATTTTTTATAAATAGGAGAAGACTGAGATTTATAAGCTTCCCCTACCATACGATTAGGATTAAAAATTAATACAAGCCTTGAATTACCTTGTAAAATACTTTCAATCGAATCAAATGTTACCTGATCAATACCTGATGCTTCTGTTACCACTACCATAACATTTGGAGCATGAAACCCCGTCCACGCCTCAATAGCCTCATCACCTGCCTTAAATCCTACCAGATACCAGTCTTTTAAAAACTTATCATCAAAACGAATACCATCAACCATCATATTACCAGGTAATACTCCCTTACTTCTACTAAAAAATTTTGCTATTTCAGGAATCATAATATAATTAACCTGCCTACCTGTCGGCGCAGTATTAACCACTTTTGCAGGCTGAAAATTAAAATCATCATCAAAAACAGTCAAATAAAGAAAACAAACCGATGCAACTGCAGCTACAAAATCTTTACCTCTCGCATTGCCACTTCTTACCGATACCCTTCTGTTAGTTTGAATAGCATATAAAATTGTTTGTTGTGAATCATCCAGCCTTACATGACAAACATCCTTTGCAAACTTATTCCAGTCATTCTTCCAGACAGGATATTGCTTAACAAAAAAATCCCTTCTATTGAAACTATCAATCTTCATTTTTAATAACTGACTTTTTAGCTAATTCAACCCAAGGATCACTAACATCCTTCGTCTCAACCTGCTCAACATAACCTTTGTATTTACCTATTGTCCTTAAATAAAACTCACACGCCTTATACTTCATTCGTTCATCAGGACTTCGCATTACATCGTGTATTCCTTCTTCTGCCAATTCAACATTTTCCTCCATTATATCCACTAATATTTCAGGATATCTCTCAGCTCTTATTTTTACAGCCTGTCTTGTATATTTTATATCAAATTGTTTTTCAATCGCCTTAGCGGTACGAGCATACAATCCGGCATTAGCCCTAAGCACTGCAAGAAATTCTTTTTTTGATATATACTTATGCCTACTCATCTAAATATTCTTAATTGACAACAAACGTAAACAAAAAAAATTATATCTACCTCTTAATCAATGATTTAAAACAATATTTTTTGTGTCGGACTTTTATCTAATATTATCTTTTCATTCATAAGCATTTTTCTTAATCCTTCCCATCCTTCACGCATCACTCTTTTCCCAATTTCCCTATGATTGAAATAATGTCCTGATAAAAATGTTACCTTTTGCTTCATCCAGTTTCCTTCAACCGTATGCCCATCCAAAATGCAATCCGGCATACCAGCAAATGATAAATGCAATGGTTCTCTTTTTACTCCTTCATCCTGTGGATTAATTTTATCCCACGTATAAAGACAATTATAAACTCTTGGATTCAACCATGTAATTTTTGAATAAGTTCTAACCTTCCCAAAAAATATTTTATTTCCTTCTTTTGGACCATTTTCCACAGCCTCTTCTTCCATATCACAAAATTGATCTGTATAGCCTCTACCATGATGAGTTTCATGAGAACATAAACTCTCATAATCCTTTCGCAATATCTCATCCACTTCCTGATTCAATTCTTTCATCGAACCGGGAAATAAATCCTCAAACAAACCTCCAATCAATAACTGATTTACTGTTGACTTACAAAGAACTTCAGACGCTTTCTGCAATCCTTCAACCCATCCTATCCTTAATGATTTTACCACTAATGATTTCCATGCGCTTTCTGAAAATCCTTCTATATACCTTATTTTTTTCATTTATTTTATCTTTTACTCTATATAAATATAACGATAAATAATTGATTTTCAAAGTTTTATAACAATTATTTTTATTTTTAATAAGGAATTTTTAACCTCCATTTCAACCTGTTTTTTTTATCTCTTACTAAAGCATCTCCAAAATTTCTCCGCAGAAAAAAATATGATTCTTTTAATGTTTCATCTGTTCTTATTTCTTCACAACCACCAACATTTGTATTATTTCTTTTAAATTGAAAAAAAAACCTTTTATCTATATACATCATCCGATTATAATAAGCATTAAGCAAAACAATAAATTCATCTTCACCGGTTAGGGTAGGGGTATCAGGAAAATATAAATTATTATCCCTTATTAATCCCAGCGCACATCCCTGAATAAATCCATTAAGATAAATCGGCTTTGCTTCGTTATAATGAAGTGGATTAGGAGTTTTGGAAAATCCAAAAAGTTTAACCCTGGCTTCCAAAGCAATATGATAAACATCAAATAATAAATTCCTTGCTTCTTTTGCCGTTATCGGCTCTCTACTTTCTTTTGGTTTTAGATAAGTTCTTTTCACAGCAATAACATCATCATCAAGCATAAAAACATCACCAAACATTTTATAAATCCAATTCCTTTTAGGTGATATTCCAACAATACTATCAGGATGCCCTATTATCTCATTATTGGAATTAAACATCTTATATTCCTCAACCTGACTTTCAGGAACACAAATTGCAGCACCTTCTACTACCTTTGTAGTTGTTACCTTATCTGCTCTTTTATAACTTGGAATAACAATCTTCATCAATAAGGAATTTTTAATGTTTTTTCCCACTTATTAACCGTTTTCTTTATCGTTGATTTTTTCTTAGGCTGTATTGCATCACCAAATTTTTGTTTTAAAAAAAAATAAGTCTCCTTTCTTTTTTCCATAGTTCGGTAATCAGCAACACCGCCCTTACCTCTCTCCGTCTGCATGAAATTAAAAGTAAACCTCTGATCAATTAAGGAAAATCTATTATAATAAGCATTCAGCGCATTAATCCAATAATCTTCTCCAACAAAAAAAGGATAATCAGGAAAAAATAATTTACCATCGTTTATTAAGCCTAACCCTCCACCACAGATATATTTATTGTGATCTATCGGTCTATTACCATTATAACTTAACGGATGTGCACTTCTGTTAAAACCAAAAAGCCTTACACCTATCTCCTTAGCCAAATTATACTCATCCTGAATTAAATTATAAGCTTCCTTGGAAGTCAATATATACGGCTTTTCATAATTATCAGGAACATATACCCTATTAACAGAACGCACATCATCATCAGTCTGGAAACAATCACCTACCTTATTTAAAATCCATTGTCTTTTAGGTGATAATCCTACTACACTATCAGGATGAATCAACAAATCATTATCAGGATTAAATTGTTTGTATTCATCAGCCTGAGACTCCGGTACACAAATAATGCAGTTATCAATAGCATATTTTGTTATTACATTATCTGCTCTCTTATGCGAAACTATTATAACAGGTATCATAAAATCTGCTTTGCTTTAATTACATTTGTTTCTCCTAAAAATTTATTCTTATAAGACTTTGCCCTTCTCGGAAAATCGAACTTTGTTCTTACTGCTGCTTCCTCTGTCGCACTCTCACAAATAATAATAAATGAAGTATATTTTTCATCAAACATTGGAATCAAAGGATATTCACAATTAGAATTATTATATTTTGAGTCCATGTCATCCTGTGTCATTTCTTCGTATGGTATCTCCATACCCCACCTTCTCAACCTTTCTTTATCTTCTTCCCAGTCTCTATGAATAAAATCCCAGTTGAACTCACCTGCCGAAATATTATCCTTGACAGAATATTCTTTTAATTTTTCTACCGGCGTTTCTACCGGTAAAACCTTACACGGTGCTTTCTTAAAATTCAATTCTTTCATTGCCCGCAACCGGCTATTACCACAAATCGTAACATATCCTTTATCTTTAGGATAAATAATTAATTCACGCAATTCCAACATCTCTGGACTTTCCTCAATAGACTGCAAAAGCTCACTATATTTTCGATCTTTTATAAAACGTGGATTTCTCGGTAATCCCTGAATCTGTCCTTTATTAATTTCAATTTTTTTAATATCAATTAATTCCTGTTTCATAACTTTTCCAATGCCTCCCAATATTAAATTTCAATTTTCCATTTACAGTTTCAAAAAAAAGCAAATCATATTTTTTCTTTCCCTTTTTAACTCGCAGCATCTCATTTCGTAATGGCAATTTTTTTTCTGCTATTTTTTTATAAAGATTTTTAATACACGGTTCTAAATCATTCCTCATGGAACTATTAAAAATTTTATTCAAAATCCAAATAATAATCTTTAAAAATATTTTTTTCATTTTGCTTAATTTCTTTAAAAAAAATTCAACAAATTTAATAGGTAAACTATTTACTAAATACCTTTTGTAACCATCTATTCAAATAAACTCCTGCAATACAACCAAAGATATTAACCCCCAAATCATAAGCAGAAGGTGAACTATCATATAAAAATTCTTTTGCCATACCAACACCTAAAGCCATACCTAAACCTATCAATTCAGCTTCATGTTTATTTATTTTACAGTCTTTAACTATTTCAATACTGGCACAGGTTATAGCTGTACTACCTATTAAGTGTGCAACTTTGTCCTGTTTTAGCCACTGATCTCTCCAATCATTTGCTGAAATATTAAACGACAATAGAATTAATAATATAGTTATTACATTTTTCATTTAATTTCTTTTGTTAAATCATCTTCTTTAATAATTAAACTCCTTTCGTATATATCAACTTTTAATGATTCAGTATTGCAATCTTCTTTTATTACTACCATATTTCCATATTTATAAATTTTATAAAAAAGGAAGGAAGAAATATAAGGCTATGAAAACAATGGCAAAAAATTATATTCTCCCTTCCCCTAAATAAATTTTCATTTTTTCATATATTTTATCAACACTCTCGGCAATCTCCTTATAAATTCGCACCCTGTCAACTGCATTAGTAAATAATACAGAAACATAATTTAAGTCAACATCAAACAATTCAGCAACAGCCGGTCTCAATCCATCTTTCACCTTTTTTCTATAACCATTAAAATAATCCGGGTCATACATTTTCAACATTACGGCAATAAAAAGAGTTCTGAAATCATTAACCTCAAAACTCTCTGTCTGCCTCTTGACTATCAAAGAAAAGATATCGTATAACTCACAAACATATCCAACATCACTCAATACAGGCTTCTCAATTATCTTTAATGCTATATCTGGATATTTATCCTGAACCTTCCTCCTAAACATTTTATCTGTTATTGACATTTTCTTTAATTCAATGATTTAATACAAAATTAAAAGAAATTTCAACATTATATACATATTCTACAATAATCTTAAAGATTTTAATGAAAAAATTATTAACATCAAACAGCAACATTTAAAAATTCTAATCTTTTTAAAGCTTTTTCTGCTTTTTTCCTAAAACTTTTATCTGTTTTCATTAAAAGATGAACCGTTTTTCTCGCATGAATGACCGTTGTACGATCCCATCCATACATTTCTTCCAATTCAGAATCATTTTTGTCTTTATACATCATCATATACCAAAAATAAAACTGCCTGGCTTCTACAATTTCACGTTTTCTTGTTCTATTAAACATTTTCTCCGGTTGTATTCCAAAAGCATTAGCAATAACAGCATCATTTGAAGTTTTAACACCCGGAGCAACATAAGGACTTATTGTTTTCATAACCTCTTAATTTAAAATTTCCCTTAATAAAATTATATAATATGCACCATTAAACTTTTTACTGATTATAGGAATAAAAAAATATCGGAACTCAACAGTCTCTCCATTAAATCCAAAATAAGCCTTTTGAGAAATTAATGATATATTATTTATTATACCCCTCCTTAAATCCTCAATCATTTTCAAAAAATTATCTTTTTTCATTTTTCCCTATATTTGAAATATTCTATTTGCCTCAACCTTTTTTCATCTTACTTCAACTTTTTTTAAATTCATATCAAAAGTTAATTAATCTCCCACCCAAATACACGCCTCTATTATGCTTGCATTTTTTATTGTATAAACTATTTGTGTAACCATAAGAGATGATCCCATTGGATCATCCTTACAGTAATGATCTGTATCTTCCAGATCAACATATTCACCTAATCTTGGAATTATTTCAACATTAATAGTTTGTATCAAATAACCGTTATTATCTAAAAATTTAACAATCATTTTATATAATTTTTAATTCAACTTCGATTATTGTAGAACTAATTAAAAATCTATTCCTGTCACTTCTTTGAAAATTTCGCTATCAAAATTTGGCAGAGTTTTAAATGAGTTCTTTT